CGTAGGGCGACATGGCACCCGTATCAGAGGCGGTTTTTGCCTTGTTGAACAGGTCGAGTAGATACGGCTGCTGTGGTGTCCATGGGGCTTGCGTTTTGGTTTCCGTTCCGGTTTGTTTGGAGCCACTTATTTCCACGAAGTGAAATATCGCCTAAATTTTGGATGCCTAGTTGCCGTTGAATTGGAGCGGGGTCTTTAAGATTGATTCCAAGTTTATCCCCTACAAATCGGTCAATCGCACCAAATACCGGGCTTTTGTCCTGATCATAGCCGACAAGATTTGTTAGTTTTGTCGCTGCCCTGTCACCTAAATCAACAAGAACTTGCGGGAAACCAACAATCCCGGCCCCGGCACGAGCCGCCGAGGAAGGAAGGGACTTGAGCGCATCCCATAGCGGATTAGGCGAATCCGGCGCAGCATTCCCATAGGCTTCGGCAACAGAAAACGTTTTCTTGCCCCCATTTACTGCTTCGTCGATAGTAAATGTCGCCATTATTCGCCTACCGTTTCAAACTGCAATCCGTTCCACTTTGCCGGGCCGCGTGCGGTATTATATATAGTGCCCTTGACAAGATTTGATGCGCTAGGCTTCGGTGGTAAAGACGCGGCGGCGGCTGATCGAAAATCAGGGGGCGGACTATCTCCATTGGGGTCTGTTGGAATAAATTCTGTACCAATCGTAATGTTCTCTGGTTTCAATCCATACTGACTTGCAATAGATTTATATTTGTTTGCTGCGTTTGATGCTTCTGCTTGAAATGCTTTATTGAGGGCCTTGGCAGAATCGTAGAAGTCCTTGCGTTGGTTCGGGTTCAACCGTTGCCCTGTCTTGATTGCGTTGGCGTAGTTATAAACTTTGTCCATCAGGCCGGTCGCATTGACCGCTATTGCAAATTCACTCTCACGCACGACGGACGTTGGGTCGAGAATCTTCATATACTTGGTTGCCATCGCTAAATCATTAGCGGCGCTGGGTCGGGTATAGGCAGTTTCGATCATCTTGAAAGCGGAATTTAATTCAGATGCGCTTTTGACTTGTGGAAGCCCCATATACTCATCACGCAGCGCCTTCTCGTTTTTGAACGGGTCAAGTGCTGGATTGACGATCGTTGTCGTCTTTCCTGCTCCCGCTCGTCTTGAGCCAAGATAAGCATCATAAAGCGTTGGATCAATCTTAAAAGAGCCATCTGGCTGCTTCACAATGTAATTCCCTGTAATTTCTTGCTGTCCCGGCATGGAGGCGACCTGCTTATCTCCTTTGTATCTGGCTTCGCCCGGCTTTAATGTATATTCATCCTCACCCTTAAGCATTTTCCCTAAAACCTGATCAGGCGCAATATCCCATAAGCCTTTCAAGTTGTCGGGTAATTGGCCTTTAAAATGGTTCATCGCCGCCACGCGCTTCTTGAGTTCACCCAGTTTCATCTGATTCATCTGGTTGCTTTGCGCATCCCTGTAGCCCTGTATTCCCTGCTGCCCCGCTTGTCCTATAGCCTGCCCCAAGGAAACAGGACGGGAGGACGGGCCACCCGCCGAGAGCAGGCCCAAGGCCATTTGAGTCATCATTGCGCTTTGCGGGTCAGTAGCGAAGTCTAATAATCCAGCCATTTTATTTTCCTTTAGTTATTTCCTAGCAAGCCGCGCCATTCGCCCGGCTGCCAAGGTATGTTCCCTGTAGCCTGTCCGTTGCGCTCAAGGATACGGATCATTTCAGGGTCGAATACGACGAAATTGCTGGAGCCTTGACCGGCAGAGCGTGAGCCACCGTCCAGGTAGCGGATACCGGGGATGCCGTATTCGTTGGCAAGCATGGAAAACGTCTTTGATGCTTGGCCGTTTCCAGTAGAAGCAATGTCACTTTCAAATGCCCTGTGCAGACTTGACCCTGTACTATTGCCACGTTCAAAAGGCTGCAAAGATTCAGAGAACATCCCGCCCGGAACGTGCTTCTTCATTTTCTCTATAGCCGCCTGAACTTCCTTGCTTTGCTGACTCAGCGGCTTATCCCAATCAAGAAAGCGGGCTACTGCTTCGTCTGGGATGTCGGTTTTGTAGAGGGAGCCTTTTGTCGCTATTTGCCCACCTTTAAGCAAATCAATAGCCGCGTTAACTTGGGAATTGATTTCTTCTTGCCCTGCTGCTTTTAAGCCGCGTGTCTGATTTAACACCTTGCCTAAATGGGAAATGGCCCCGTCAACGCCGCCCATTTCATCTGCTGCATTTTGTGCAATCCATTGTGGGTCGTCGAAATTTACATTATGTGACTTGCCATTCATGATTTCCCCAACATAGGCGCGATTTGCCGAATATGCCTGCGCCACTGCCGGGGCTTCAGCCAGATACAACCCATGCCCATAAGCCTGCGCACCCTCACCCGTCCCAATCTTGTCCGTGCTGAACTTGTTGAACTTATGCGGTGAACCATGCCAAGCGGTAATCCCCAGCGGAGCAAAGCCTAACGCAGTTTGCGAGCTGTCCAAGGCGTTCTGTGCTATGATTTTAGGATCACCGGTAGCCCATGCTGCTTTGGTTTTGGCTTGGCTAGCGGCGACTCTTGCCGTGAGATTATTTAGAGTTTTCATCAATTGTTGTTTAGGGTCGGCCAATAATCCCTGCACGTTCTTTTTAGCTTCATCAGCTACAGATGAGGCGTAATTTTTAGCTTCACCTGCTATGGATGAGACATAATCCAGAAGACCGGCCATGTTAATTACTGCCCTGTTGAGGCATCATCAGATTTCGGTATACTTGAGAACCCAGCAAGCCACCACCGAGCATGTTAGACACGGGGTTTGTATAGATCGGCTGGGAAGAAGTCCCACCATAGCTCCCCGTAATGGCCTGCCCATACTTGTTGATGTTCGTCCATGGGTTCGATGCGCTGTTCTGCCCCGCAGAGAACAACGGGCCAAGCGAGCTGACTGTGCGATTAACCGCATTCTCACCGAGCTGTTGTTGCGTCCCGTAATCCTGCATTCTTGCATTAGTGGCAATCTTGCCTAATGTGTCAGCGGCGGTACGCCCGAAGATTTCCGCAACGCCGGAATTCCCGAAAGAACCCGATGCCCTTTGTGCCTGGTCGTACATGGGCATGAGGTTGCGCATGGCGTCTTGTGAGGCGTTGTTGATGGTCTGGGTCAGGTAGGGATTGTCTACACCGGCATACGGGTTTGTTTTCGGGCCATTGGCAAAGCCTTGCATACCTTGCAAAGCTGAGGTTTCATAGGGCGAAGCCGCCCCTGAATCAGAAGCGGCCTTGGCCTTGGCAAACATATCGGTCAGATACGGTTGCTGAGGTGACCATGGGGCTTGCGTTTTGGTTTCCGTTCCGGTTTGTTTGGAACCGTCAAGACTGCCCAATAATCCACCAGCGAGAGTTGCCAATCCGCCGCCAGAGGTTAAACCGCTCAGTACCGTGTTCGCAAGTGTTCCGGCATTGCTGGCGATTGAATCCCACCAGTTACCCCCTGTTGGGCCGGTTACTGAGGCATCACCTGTCGGTGACCATGTGTAATTTGAATTCTGCGTATTCGACCACGTATCCCCAGCGGACGGATAACTGGTGCCATACGAGGGGTCAGCATAGGTAGGGGATTGCCACCACTGCGGGGTTGAGTTGGATAAATCAATCATGCCCACCCCAGAATTAGGAGAGTAGCTTGTCGAGTTAAGGCCAAGATACGATTGCGGATCGTAGTATGATGGATCGAATATGCTTGCCATAATTAACCTCTGCCTCTCTGTTGAATCATCTGTTTTGCCTGTTCTTCGGTGTAGCCCTTTTTGCCCAAAGCAACCATTGCCTGCCTTACCCAATCAGGCATTTGTGACCCCTGCGCTTGTTGCGTAGGTTGCGCTTGTTGTGGTCTTGGCTGAGAATTAGGCTGTGAGTTGGTTAATTGACTAAGAATTTGAGGCGAACTGGTTACTAAACTCTTTAACCAAGGATTATCTACCTGACTGGCTCCATATTTAGCGGTTGTGCCTAATAGGGAACCAATAGCGGAACCCCCTACATCTCCACCACGCACTGCCGCACTCGCTGTAGTTCCTGCCAAATTCTTGAGCCATGGATTGTCAAATTTGCTGGCAGCCGAAGTCCCTGCCAACCCCCCGACGCCCCCTAACAAGGCTTGTGAGGGGTCTTGTCCGCCAAGAATACTTAACCCCGTTCTGCCTGCGGTATTGGCAAATTGAGCAGGGGAAATACCTGCAAACCCCTCGGAAGGCAAAGAGGAAAAATTACTTCCGACAAAGTTGCTTATTCCTCCACCTAAACCGCCTAGAGCCGCGCCCTTGAGGATATTTCCTCCACTGACAGCAGAAGTCAGTCCACCTGCCAATGCGCCACCACCGATGCCTGACAAGCCTAATCCTGCTGGGCCAAGAGCGACACCAAGGGCTATTGGGGCTAACGCTCCGAGCAATCCGCCACCAAACAGCCCTTTGTCCGGATCGTTTCGTTTTTGCTGCGCATCAGGGTTCATCTCAGATCGCCATTTATTCAAGGCGGCGACATTTTGAGGGGTAGCTGTTCCCAGTTCTTTTACCGATTGCGTTAATGCGGGTGTGCTTCCATCAAACCCCGCCATGACAGACGGCCAATAGTTTTCGTCTGTGAACCAAGCGCTATCAGGAGTCGGATCAACTCCCCCAGGTTTTCGCGCAGCTTGTTGCCCATATACCGCCAAAGCTTGTGTTGGGTCTTTCGCCCATGTTGATCGAATCAGGTCGTCGGCTTTTGTCGATGTATCATCTGTAGTCAGCCAACTAGAAAACCGAGGGTCTCTAATCGCCGCGGATATCTGCAATGATGCCGGAGCAGTGCCATTACCTGTTACTGGATTCCATTGATCGCCATTCTTTTGAAATACTTTTGTCCCATAACCCGACCCACCCACCTTGTAGGTTAAATCGCCTAATGTATAGGAATCTCCATCAGAGTATGGGTCAAAACTCTGCATAAACCCATGGGGAAGCCTCTTATTAACTGGTGCAGTAGTGTTTTGCATAGACCCAGGGAGAAGCCTATTATTAAATGGTGAAGTAGTGTTTTGAGGAGTTAGCCCACCTAACCCCCCAAACTCCGGCGGCCTTTTAAATCGAGGTTGTAATCCAATCATAACTAGTTTCCTGTGAGATACCGGCATTGAACCCACGTCCCCGGTGTGCCGGAAACGGTACATACAAACCCCACAACAATATATTTACTCCCCGCCGTCCCCGCTTCAACCGGCGCGCTATGGCGAACATAATCACCCTGCGCCCATGTGCCCGTCGTCGGAGCTGCCGTGTAAGCATTGCTAATGGCAGATAATCGGCCTTCTGTCACCCCGTTCAACTGAATGGCTAGATCACTGAGCCGTTTTCCTATCGACAGCTTGAATCCGGTGAGCCATTCAACCGTTGGTTTGGCGTCGCCGGGTAATCTTGGGTCTATGTTGATTCTCATTCTGTCCCCTCACCTTGAAGAGAGACATCAATACTCGATAATTCAGACACGCCCGAGGTACTTAGCTTGAGACGATGCCAGCGGCTTGACCGGAACAAGTCACACTTGCCGCTAGTCATGGTGACGGTCTGATCTTGTGTCAAAGTTGAGCCAGCAGTGTTTCGGTAATAATTGGTCAAAGTAGCCGATGAAGGCGCAGTGCTGAATCTGGGACGAACTCTATCAAGCAAGGTAAAGGTATTGTCATCCCCCATATCTCCCGTTGTTATTGAACACGTCCCCGGAATTCCGGTGAGCGTTTGCATGGTGTGGGCTGTATCGAATATCGTGGGAACGGGATAGTTCTGTGACCAGAATGGTGAGTCATACGTGATATTGATATCTGCATATGTCGCAAAATAGCTATTGATATTCGCATAGGTAATCTGCCCAGTCAGGTTTTCCAGCCCGGCCTCTGCGCCGCGATTGATCTTGCCCCACTTGTCGGTTTTGTAGTTATAACAAATACAGCTGTCATTCACCCCAGTGGTTGATGCTGTGCTGGGATAAAAGAACATCACCAGTGAATTGATTCGATCATGCAGGCTCACGATCTTGTAGCGGTATTGCTTATTCAGGTCAGTGAAAAATGTTTTCTTGACCGGGCCGCCTATCCCTATGGGACGAGAACCGTCAAACAGGTAGAAGTCTTCCAGCCCGATGAAAAAATGAGCTGACCCGATAGATACAATCGCATCATTGGAAGAGCACCCAACATCCCCCGGTAGCTGGTTGAACTCAAACACCGCAGGGGAGCCCACATATCGCCCCACAATAATTGCGCGGTCTTTATAGGCCACGATGTCATCACCCAGCCGCTTCCATCCCTTTATTGGCCCAGGTGAGCCAATTAGTCGGCCTGTGGTGCATTGAGTGGATACGGCGGGCGTCCAGCCTGTAGCATCGTTGTAAGCCGAACACCACCAGCGGTCAGATTGATCTCCATAGGTCGCTTCATTGGTATCGGCAAGGATAACGAACCCCGGCACAGTTTCAACAAACCGGGCCTTGGGTGCGCCAGCGATGTCAGCAAATGCTCCGGCGCTTGACGATTGCAATGTGTCAGACTTGATCGCCGCAAGCGATGTATCACCAAACTGGGCAAAAGACCACCGATGATCTGCCCCGGCACTGTAGCCGCCGACTCTTGACCGATCTGTATAAGTAGGAATGGCAGAGGCTTCATAAAGCGCGGTGGCGGTTCCCACAAACAACCGGGATGAGCCGTCCAGCTTTTGAATCAGCGCACCGCCTAAGCATGCTGTAGGCAACGCAGAAAACCCGCTATTGAAATTCGAAGGGGCTGCACCGTACCCTTTGGCGGTAGGGTAGTAATCGACCAGATTAGTAATAATCCCCGGTGTAGAGGGGTCAAGGTCTGGCGCGTAGCCTGTAAAGGGGATCAGCATTACCAGCGCCTTGGCTTGATTTGCAGACTGCCACGCCGTGCAATACCGCGTCGTTCTGAATGTCTGCGGACTGAATCCAGCAAGGTATTCACCGTGGGTTCCAGCTTTTGTACTTCGCCCAGATTCTTGGCATCCCGCGCATATTCAAGCGCAGCGGCATACAGGTATAAATCAGGTGCGTTAATAGATAGCCAGTTTGTTGTGTTGGCATCCGATAGCCCCGTGATCGATGGGATATAGAACAGGGTGTAGCTATAAGCGTCTGCTGGAGCTGGAAACAGCCTGAGAACATTATTCTCTAGTGTGTAGCTGGCGGGGAATCCCGCAGTCGTGGATACATCGGGATTAATGGCGGAGTCGATAGTCATCTCTCGCCCTTGGTAAGTAATCGTCAGCCGTGACACCTGCCCAAAATCAGCAGGCAGTGTAATCGTGCTTCCCGAAGTGGTTGAGGTGACTGAAATCTCAATCTCGTTCAGGCTCAATTCACGGAATATATGGGCTTCTGCCAACTGAATGAACGTCGGTAATTTAGCGGTCAGGTCATCCCGATGCGTGTAATTCACGATGGCATTCTTCAGGTCGGTATAGTTCATTTGAGATACCTGTCGAAGGTGACAAAATCGGTATTGATGCGCAAGAAGTTCTTGATCAGCTTGGTGCGCTCTCGCTGATCTTTAATCATGAGAAATTTGGCATAAACATGCGGCGGTATGCTGCCGACTTTTCTGCCTTCCCCCCATGACATGCCGGCACTTTCGTTACGTTCCGCCTTGCATTGATCAATTAACGGCTCTACGTCATAGCTTTGAATCTTGACAGCCTGATCCCCTTCAAACTTGACAAGGGTGCGCACGCCAGTGGCGTCATAGCCTTCATCCAATTCAAACGATTCTATTGGCGTCATAATTTCTCCAGAGTAAAAATAGGGGCTTTTCACCCCTTCGGCCTTGCGGCTAAATCAATGAACCAGATTAACCGCCTGACAGATCAGCGGCCTTGCCGAACGCATTAGGGGCGCGCACGGCAAAGGTGACGTCTGCTGTAATCAAGTTCTTCTGGCTATCGCCCGTAGGGCCTATTTCCTGAGTGCGGAAACCATCGAGGAAAACAACTTCCCCGTACTCGGTATTGATAAGATGAACATCGGTGGCCCCAGCCATCAAGTAGTGAGGCACGATCTCCAATTCACCGAAGTCAGACATATAAACGTCTGCCCCGCCGACAATCCGGCCTTGTTCTTTCTTGCCGACTTGATAGCGATTAACCGCGATGCCGGTAAAGCCAGAGAACACCCCTTTATGGTTAGGCGACATCACCACCATGCGCGGGACTTCACCAGAAGCAATATAAGCCTTCTGAACAACATCCTTCAGGATAACTTCCGTAAAGGCCCGTGGTGTCCCTGCGACCGGTGCGGCCGTTGGTGCGCCGGATGTCCATGCGACAGTAGAACCGCCTGCCCCGTGATTCGTATTGGCGTAGTTCTGCACGCCTAATCCGCCAGCTTTGGAAGGGGTCGCGGAGTTACCGGCAACAGCGGGGTTGTTGGAAACAATGGCTGCTTCCATATGGCGCTTAATTTCCAGCATGGCTTTGGCTTTTTGATAAGCCATCTCCGCCGCACGGCCCGCCTTCTTCACAATGTTGGCCCGGCGAGATACCGCAGGCTGGGCATAGAAAATCTGGCAGTGGTTGCCGACGCGGGCTGTCGGTACCAACGCTTGTGCCGAAAAGTCATCGCCGTCAATCAGGGCGTTGTCTTTATTGGCGGTAGCGAGGGAGTCGCGCTGCCATTCGTGGTAGGTGTTGTTCGTGCTGCTGCGACCGAAAGCGGTGATCACGGGGGTTTCAGTAGGAGACGTGTTGAATATCTTGTCGATCAAGTCTTCACGTACTCCGGTGAGGTCAAATTTATCGTATAGGTTGGCGGGTTGTGCCATGATTTAATCCTTTATCGTAAGAGTTCTGCTAAGTCAGACAACTTGGCCCGACCGCCCTTGAAGCGGTCATTTAGCTTTTGTTGCCGACGCTCATTAGCCGTGGTTGCTTGTTTATTAGGCACACGTGGCGCATCAACGGCTTTTTTGGTCACCTCAGCCCGTTTAGACTTCAGCTCCTGATAAGCAGCAGCATCCCGTAACGCCATCACCAGACGCGCGTCATAGACCCCACCAAGCTCTTCATCGGTGAATCCATAGACCTTCTTCGCGTCAGTGTAAATCTTGGCTAGAGCAGGTTTGTCTATCTTCTCTTTGGAGAGTACCGTCCATGCTTTTTGGTACTGCTCTTGGAGAGTTTGCGCCTGCCGTTCGGTTTGCTCTTGAGATGCCCTTTGCCTTTCACCATTGATCTGTTGATCAAGATAGTTCAGGTAATTGAATATCTCTTTTTAGCGACCGCAGTGATGCGCCGCGTCCTCTCTAGTGCCGTGAGAGGGGATTTAGACCATAGGAAACCAAAATGCCCGGACACGCTGATTCAGCACCCGAAGCAGGGTTAGCAGGACTCGCTTCATTCTTGTCAGACACGCCTGAAAGGGAATCTGAAGAAGATGAAGACATTAACGCAGAATCTCCACCCGATACGGACACGGAAGAGGAAGCAGAAGCTCACCAGGATGATGACGAACCTTCTGACGATGATGAATCAGATGAAGCCGACAAAGACCCTACACCTGAGCGAAAGGTCAAAGTCGCCATAAAAGGCGATGATGGCGAAGAGCAGGAGCTTGAGGTATCCGAAGAAGAGTTAGTCAAGGGATACCATCGCCAGCAAGATTACACGAAGAAAACGCAAGCCCTTGCGGAACGTGAAAATCAAGCGGTAGAGTTCCTAAAAGCAAAACACGATGAATTTCGCCAGCATTATTTGTCACAAGCCGAATTAGCACGGGCGGCAGTGACAAGCATGGCGGGAATCAAAACCGAAGCTGAACTTGCTGAACTGGCAAATTCAGACCCGGCAGCGTGGGTAGCAGAAAGTCAA